AGGGCCACTGGACGCTACCCGTCAGCAGGTTGAGGGCGCACTTACAGATGCTAATCGCCTTCAGGGTAGCAACATGATTGACACCTTAATGCTACCCGATGCGGGTGGCAGTGTNGATGATGTAGTAGATTACGTTATTGCAGATGCTGTGGTTGCTTTGGATACACAGGCAGGTAAAGCGCTTAATGAAGTAGACTTTGCTGGAGTGCGTCAGAAGCTAATGGAGCGGGCAAGTCTTTTAGACGGAAATCCTGCTACAAAGCCTGCAGCCGATCAAATCAGGTCTTTCCTGCGCACAATGACACGGATGCAGAATATTTCTCCAGAGCTTGCTGCTAGGATAGACACTGCAAAAGCTAAACTANCAGCAGCAGAAGAACAGTTGCAGACCAGTGCGCTTAATCGTTTCTTTGCAGGTTCTACAGGACAGGCGCTACCTAATACGCAAGCTGTTTTAGACAATCTGTTTGCAGACAAGCAGTCTTTGGGACAGGTTGATGGAAAGCCTGCAGGACAGCTTGTAGACATATTAAATCAAGTCGATGCTATTGCAGATCCTGCACGTCGTGAGGCCACTCAAAAAGGTATAGAAGCTTCGTTTAGTAACTTCTTTAGAGAGCGGTTCCTGATAGCAACACGGGAGATGCCAGATCAACGAGGTGTTAGCGCTGCTAAGATTGAGCAAGAACTTGGTGGAGTTACTAACTTTTTAGACAAAGCCCGCCTGGTATACAAAGATCAACCTGAAATTGCAGAAGCGTTTGAGACATATCTAGACTTGATGGGTATTCAGGNGGGTACTAGAAAAGCAACGTCNGGTGCAGGNAACTCTATTACTGCNGATAAGACTGAGGCTATAGCAGCCGCAAACAAACTGGTTACTCTGACATTTGGTGCCTTGAGCAGANTAGGTGCTAGGGTTCGGGCCAGTGCTACAGGTTTTATTAATGACAAAATAAATCCTGCAGCTTCTGTGCGTCTAGGCGAAACCCTACTGTCTAATGCTGACGAGTTTTTGGAGATTGCTAGAAAGGTAATACCAGACCCTGACAAAGGTATGTCTCAGGAACAGATGGATTTACTATACGCTTGGGCAATTAGGTCAGGTATATACAGTGAAGAAGACGAAAGCTCTGAGCAGGACTTTATGATGTCCTTAATTGAAACTGCAGCAACAGTTGAAGGTGCGGTGCAACAAGGTAAGAAGAATATCGAAAGTCAAATGCTAAACCTTCTCCCACAATAAAGAAAACCCCCTAGCAGAACTAGGGGGCTTCTCACTAAACTTGAAAGGGCAGTGACCAAACCGCCTTCTCATGTTTATTATATAAGAAATGCAGCCTCTGGGTCAATGGCCTGGGGGCTTTTTTATTCCTTTTTTTGCTCTTCAGCTTGTTCTTCAGGTTTGGAGTTATTTTGGTATACGTTAATGTCAAAGATAGACTTGTTCAGCATCCAGTGCATTGCTGCAATGTTGTTTAGGCTGGAATTAATAGTTAACCCGCCATTCTCAGTAAGACCCAGGATCATTACAGCCTCTAGTGGGTTGCTTTGTGCGTCTTCAAACGCTTTTTCTACTGCTTCTGTCATAGTATACTCCTATATAGTTGCGACAAAGATTATTTTATCTTTTGGGATGTTGAAGAACCGTTCTCCATGCCTAATCTTAACATTAGAAACTTCGACGGTAGGTGATGCGAGAATTGTCTTACGGCTTACAACAGCGGCATGAGTAAGGCTGTTATTGAAGACCATAAACTGCGTAGGTTTGTCTAAGAACTTTTTCTTGCGCAAAGGTATGTGCAAGCTGTCGAATTTAAATGCCACACCGTGCCAAGGGCGCTTAACCTCAACCTCACAGTAGAACTTCGTATCATCTTTAGAACAGATAAGATCTACAGCGTATTCGTCAGGATTATCCTCACAAGAATACCCTTGCGAGATCCAAAAGGCTTTAGCTTTTGTGCGGGCAACTTCATCAAACTTTTCAAAGTCATCCTTTTGAAACTCTTTGTACATGACAACTCCTGTTTTCAAAGTATGCGGCGTTAAAGCCCCGCAACCACTCTTTGTAGAAAGTGGAAGCGGTTCTGTAGTTGCAGGTCAGCCGCCCGTCGAAGAAGGCTTGGTAGCCTTCCTCAAACGGCTGTACTCTTAGGCGGTCAGATCTACGATTTCGCATGAGTCACCTGAGCAGGCCATTGTTTGACTACCAGAGGTGTTATCCTCTGCTTCATAAGCTGCAAGCTTGGTCCAATCGATACTTTCAGGCATGATAGATAGCATGGCTTCGTAATCTGATTTTCCACAGTCCTGATAGGGAGCTTGCTGGTAGGTATGCTCTGCGAATGGCAGGAATGAGACACCCGACATTTCATCGAAATTCTCGTAGACAAATGCGCCCACAGCCATCCATTCAGAACTTTTTACGTTGATAGTTACACTAGGCTTATGTTCGGCCCATGATCGTTGATACGCCAGCCACATTTTTAACTGGTCAATTGCAGACATATCTGAAGTCACCACGCATCCTTCTGGAGCTTTAACAGGGAAGCTAAACACGGTGGTTTGATCAGGCTTAAAGGCCTCTGGCTCATTAGGGACACCTTGGTCCTTCATGAACTGCGTAAGCGGGTCTTTGTTGTCACCACGAACAGTACGGATGTAGTAGGGGCTGTGACGAGCGTGTATTCCAGAAGCTGAATTTGTAAGCTGCGAAACTGTACCACTTGGTTTGACGCAAGTTATAGCAGCCGACACTTCAATACCTAATCTATCAGCCCATTCCTTGTTGGTATCTATTGCGCATTGTTTTAGTTCTTCAAGTAATGCGTTCAGGTCACCCTCTTTGCCATTCGTCAGGGTGTTGTCCATTATCCCTGTGAGTGACACGCCCAACAAGCGCTCTTCGGCTGTATTTCTAGCCCACACTTTTCGCAGGTAGGGGAACTTGGTAAAGGTAGATTGAACCGTTCCCAGTATTGTTGCGAGGCGGACTTTCCGAAGAAGATCTTTTTTATTATCTGAAGCACGAATTACTACCTCCGAAAGGTTACAAAACTGACCACCTGTGCCAGCAATAGGGTTTCCATTTTTATCTAGTTTTGGACCCGCTAAAATTATTTCCGAGCAAGGGTTGGTCCCCCATTCACGGTTAGGGTCACGGCGTCCATTCTTAGCAGCTTGCTTAGTGGCAGCTTGGCGATTAAAGATACCACGCTCACCAGATCCGCTTTCGGCTAGTGATGTCCACTCACGCAGGAATGACATAGCGTCAGGCTTCTCTGTGTAGGCTACAGAGTTATTAGCCAGGGCCATATGAGGTGCAGTTTTCCACCACTCGCCTGACTTCGCATGGCGCATACGGTCATCTGACAAATTACTCAATGAAATCATAGCACTACGACGGACGCCGCCTACAACTACGACTTCACCGATCTTACACATAATGCTGTGGCACTCGTAGCTGGAAAGCTTACGGCCTGTAGCCTGCTTGAATGTATCAATTGTGAAGTTGAACAAGTCTACCAAAGGCGCTGGGCCACTTGCCCGTCCACCAAATGTCTTCAGACGTGCGCCTGCAGGGCGTACATTGCTCACATCCCATTTAGGAATTTCACCTGCAAACAGCATGGAGATTAATAGGCGGTATGCTTTTGCCCAGCCTTCTTTGCTGTCCTTTACCATGATAGTTGTTTCACTATCAAATAAGGTCTCAGGTACTTCAGGTAGATGCTTGATGTACTGGCGCTCACAACTAAAGCCTACGCCTGTCCCACACAGCAAGATAAACATAGCTTCATCAAAAGCCTTCATGTCATCGATGACCAGGTAAGAACAATTGTACATACAAGTGTTGTCACGCTCTGCAGCGGTTCCTGCAGTCATCATAGAGCGCATAGAGGGCATCACTTCTAATCCAAGTATTGCATCACGCAGTTCACGCTCCACAGCACCGTAATCAAAGTTATCTGCAGTTTCTACGAATGAGGAAGTTACACGGTACACGATATTCTTCATGTAACGATGTACAGTTTCATCCCAGGTTTCACGGCGTCCCTGCTCTTCAAGCCAGCGGGCGTATCGGCTTGTGTGAATGAATGCCTGATAGTCGGTTGGTAAATAATTGTTCATTTCTGCTCCCTAAACGAGGTCTGTTAGATTTGGTTCTTCATAATTTGGTCCCTTTAAAACCTTGCCATCCTCACGGTAGATGGGCTGACCGTCTTCACCCAACTTGCTCATGTTCGAGGCGTGTACACGGCGCACAGCTTCGTCCAGATCCCAGCCAAAAGTGGCGGCAAATCCGAAGGTCACATAAACAAGGTCGGCTAATTCTTTGAGCATCTCTGGGGCGCTGGTAGCTGAAAGAACTTCGGCATATTCTTCCTTAATCAGGACAGTACGCAGAAGGTCTTTATTGCTGCCTTTTACCCAGGCATGCTTCATGCTTTGCTGATAGGTACGAGCAAAGTGTTCCACCATATCAAGAGGGCTTTTGCCCAGATAGGTGTTAGGGTCACGCAGAGATGCGTTACCTTCATCAAAATATTCATATCCAGGGGTCAAGGCGCTACTCCTCTTCAAGNTTAATATCTTCATTGAGAAACTCACGACGCAGGCGNTGNATATACCAAACNGCTTTGTCCAAATCCTGAACGCCACCTTTGTATTCGTANCGCCACANGTANTTTATGGCGTTGCCTTGGCAGTACTTTTTGAAGCCTTCGTCACCCAGGGCAGCACGGATTGCTTCGATGCATTCGATGCCAGACTGATTGTAATGCGGGGGGCTGTTAACGGCGTCCATTAGTGTACCCGNTTCTTGCCATTNATNGGGANAACCTTGGCGTCGCTGATGGCTTCTAAAAGNTCTTCATCNGCCTCAAAGACAATTTCAGGGCCTTCATCGGCCTGGTCCATAACGTCTTTGAGCATACGGCCCATAGCGCCATACATTGCCAGCATCTCGAACCCATTGCTCAAAACCATGTTTAAGCCATTCAGGATGTCCATGAAGGGTTCCGCTTCCTCTTCGGACCACTGGTCAGAGAGGTTATGAATAACGGTTACACCAAAGTCGCCATCAGGATGTGGCTGCATGATGATACCCATGCTATCTTCGGGAAGGTCTTCAGGTTTCATTTTAATTTTCCGATCAGTTCAAAAAAGTGTTCTGCGTCGATGACAGCCAAAGGCTTCTGGCGGTCAGATTTGATTATGGCGATTGGCTCTGCTTTCGAGGGGCAATTGGCTTGCGCCTGCTCCATGAATTTGTAGACGCCTATGGCTTTCAGAGACTTACACTCAACTGAGTAGGGGAAGAGTTTCCTGGCGGCGGGGGATAACTGAATATCCTCACCGCCCTGTCCCATCCCTGTGGATCGAACATCATCTGGTTCCAATTTAGGAAACAGATCCAAGATTTTATCTCTAACCCACTGTTGGTGTTTACGCCCCTTTGCCTTTGCAGACGAAGGTTTGATTGCCACCTACAGTTCCTTTCCTTCATACATAACGTACCAATTTTTCTTAGGCTCTTTGGCCTTAGATTTTGGTTGTGGAAGAAGTTGAGCATTAGGCCAGCAAGCTTGCTTGAAGTCACAAAAACCGCAGGACATAGGTAGCTTTTTAGAACCCGTGTACTTCTTGTTAAAGAAGTCATCCACTGGCTCAAAGCAGCGCTGAAAAGACCAGCCTTCGTTAATAGCTTTAATCTTAGTAGCTATATCCGATTTGACTGCGTCCTTCTCTTGATCAGAGAACTCAGCGTCTACNACAACAACCTGTCCTGTGCTTTTACAAACTACAATCCAGCCGCCTGTCTTTTTATTCTGACCATCTGAATANCCGATCAATTGACCTACATATCCAAAAGGATCGTCAGCTTTCAAAGCAGGAAGACCTTTTTTCCATTTCTGCTCAAAGGCAAATGGCGAAGAAGACTTGATGTCATAAACCTTGTCATCAATCTCTACGTCGTCTTCACCCTTGATGGTGTAGCCCTCTAACTCAAGCTCAACTCTGGACTTACCGCCTGTGACGTTGACCTTAGATAGTTCTAGGACCAGATCCATAATGCATTCAATGGCGTCNCCATGAAGCATTCGCATAATGAANTTGTAGTCNTTGCGTTCTTTCTTCGCACCTTTGTTAGCCATCTGAAGCTGACAAAGAGGCTTACCCATATTGGACATACGGAAACGAAAGTCTTCGTCTTGCCGTGTGAACTGTCGAAGAATTGCTTCCTCAAAGCTCTGNCCAGCCTTTCTAGCCATCTTTGCCAACTCTTCAGGCTCAACATCAAGCTTATCAGCTTCGTTGTTAGACAGAAGGTCTAGGACTTCGTGGATTTGCGATTGCAAGTCCATTATGCGTCTACTAGGTCAGCTTCTAGGCTGTCTTCGATAGCCGCCAGGGCCTTGGTATCCAAGCTGTCTTCTGCAACAGACTTAAAGTACATATCATCGACGTACTTGTTCTCCGCAGTGATAGTATCTGCGAATACTTTCATCGTTTCGAACACTTCCTGTGTCATCGGTAGCTTAGTGCTTAGATCAGGCTTCCAGTGGATCTTGAAGAATACAGTGGCACCTACTTTAAGGCGCTCAGTAGACATCTCTGCCTCGTAGTCGAAGATATTGGCACCTTTAGGCAAAGCTTTGATGTATTCATTAAAGAAACCGCCGTAATTTGTACGGCCCTTACCCCAGTAAATGACGGGTTGGTTTTTAATAAATACTTCTTCACCAGATAGCGTGTGTCCATCCATAGAGACCAAGCCACGCACAACACGGCGCTGACAATCTTTATACTTCTGGCGAAGTTCTTCGTTTTCAGCACGGACTTCCCAGTCTGGCATACCACAAGCAATACCGCCTGCTGTATCACGGGCTTCCTCACGCATGTTTTTCAATGCACGGGACTTAATAAGCTTATCATCTTCCCAAAGGAAGTACTGGACGTGTGAAGCCAGTGGACGAAAGCGAAGTGTTTTTCCGTAGATGATTTGATCAGGCATATGAACCCTAAATTCACCACGAGGCATAGGATTACCCTCGTCATCATCTGCGGCGTGTTGGTGATCCAATTTAGGTACACGCACGAGGGTGTCGCCGCCACCGCCCGATGCTGTTTCTGTTCCTAAAATATCTGCTAATTCTGCTAACTCAATACCATCAACGGTTGTTAGATCATTCATGTTGTGACCCTTTCTTAGTGGACTTTTATTATGGCACGTTAAGTGGCACTTCGTCAATCATATTCGACTTGGTCGAGCCAGTTTTTGCCGCCTGAAATTTCTATTGCTAGGGGCAGGGCGAAGGTGTAGCCCCAACGCTTCTCAACCTCTTCTGGAACACCTTGCATAGACCATGTGAGTGCTTCCTTAACCTGCTCAAGTTCATCAGGGTGACAGTCCACGCATATTGAGTCATGAACAGTCAGTATGAGTTTTGAACGAAGGTTTAGTTCCCTAAACTTTGCCAGCGCACGGATGCATGCCAGGGGTACTAGGTCGCCTGTGGCCCATCCCTGCACAGGATAGTTAACAACCTGTGTGGCGTTAGTGACACGCCCATTGCGTAACCGTCTTACGTT